TGGCGTACGTACGCGGTCCGTTCTGTTTTGAAACATTTTGTGATAGTTTGAGAAGTGTCTGCGCCGCAGCGATTACCTGCGCGTATGTACGCCGAGCCATACTAAATACCCATGAACGAAACGTGGACGATTTCATGTTCGTTCATCTTGACCCTTGGTTTTCGCCACAATTTATTAACACGTATAAACACAAATGCCGTACGCCGTCCATTCTCCCCACGCCATCTGGCGCAGAACATATGTACGGCCGCCGGCTCCATGCCATTCTTCAAATCCCGGTTGCTCGGGATCGCCGTAGCATGCCGACCATGCGCGGTTGGGCGGTAAGAGGGCGCGTGCTTCGTGATATGTCATGTCCGTTCTCCAACGTTTCAGTGTCTACAATTTAGCACAGTCCTAAGGGATTGCAAGCCCTATTTTTGCATAGCTGTCCTTAAGGATACGCATGCGTCACTCAAAACTCCACGGTCCTTTCAGCTTGGCTAGCTCGTTTGCCAGCATTTTGTGAGGATCAAATGGCGGTTCGGGTTTCTTGGCTTCCAGCGCTTTGATCTTGGCTTCCAATTCGCGCACGTACTCGTTAGAGCAGTTTATCTCCTGCAGCATGGTGCTGTTGACTGCGCGCAAATGTTCGACCTCGGAGGCGTCGCCGGGTGACTGCGGTGCCGTTGATTGCGGTGTAGCGTCGAGCACAACAGGCCGTGACGTGCTAGGCTGCGAACGCGTTGTGGCCCGGCATTCCAGGCAACGCGTCAAGTGGAAGCCGGAATTCTTGGCCGTCCCCATTAGCGCGGCTTTAGTCACATCTAACGTCATTTCTTGTTGGCATTGCGCGCATGCCTTAGTGACCCGGTAAAGATGAATGTACTTGCCGCGCCACCATTTTGTGACCGGTTCGCCGATTTTCCAGCCGTGCAGCGTAGTGCCCTGTAGCATGCTTTTTCCTTCTTTTTCACGTGTGGTGCGTGCTTTCTATCATTTTCGTTCTCCACATTCGCTACATCTTTTGCATTCATCAAAAGTTATCCACAAGATTCTTTGTGTGGTTTGATCTCTTTTTTTATACACATGCCACTAAAGATCACCGTCCCCTAAAGGGGACAAACGGTGTATTAATAAATTAAAGAAGGGCAAATTAAAGAAAGAGGGTGGCGCTCCCTTACGGTCGGCCCCCATTGCCGGAAGGAAGAAGATCGGCTATGTCGGATCGCATGAGCACGCAGTTGACGACCCGGCTATCCGGCTACGCGCTAGAACAAGTTAGCAGGCACGGCTCGGCTATTCGAAGCAAGCTGGTACGGTTCACAAGCCCGGCTTTAACAGCGGCTTGCACGAATGCCGGCTTGACGCACGAACAAGCGGAATTGTGCGGCGGACTGCTTGCAAGCGTAATTGACGATTTGATCGCAATTAGCCGGCTAGCACGTACCGACTTTGAACGCACGAAGCGCAAAGAGCGGATTGTCGCGGCTTGCAATGAACCGGCTTCGTACGCGCTGAAGATTGCAATTGCGGCCTCGCCAATCAACGGCCGTGCGGCTGTGGCGCATTGGGACGCTGTTTGCGCGAACAAGTACGAGCGGCATGAAATAGGCCGGCTAGCTTGGCTGCTCGGAATGGACACCGACGCTTCGAAAAGATATTCACAGCGGCAAATGCGGGCGCTTGACAAGTCGGAATGAGCGGCGTACACATGCGGCATCGTAATTCAAACGTTGGAGAACGAACATGCACCATTTTCTGACTGCGGCTGGTTTGATTGCGCTTGTCGGATTCGCCTTCGGCGCAAATGCGGCTCGAGTCGTAGCAGCGTTAGTGCTGATTACGGTTGGGCTTACGGCTGTGGCATTTGTGGCTATGGTGATCATTAACGGCCCTTGACTCGAGCCGCGAATCACCCTAGAACGCCACCATTCGAAACGATGGAGATCGGACATGGCAAAGAACCCGTACGAAAGCACAGGCGATGCACTCATGAAGGAATTGGGTGGCGAAATAGTCACATACGGAAAATCTTTCGTGACGTGTGAAAGCTGTCAGTCGAAGCTTGCGTGCCTTGATTCGGGCAAATGTCGGATTGACTCGAGCCGCGAATCACCCTAGAACGTCACCATTCGAAACGTTGGAGAACGTAACATGCAAAACCACCGAACACCCGCCGAACTGAAATCCGCCCTCGACGCAATTGTGTCTGAGCTGAAAGCACTCGACGTTGCTGCAATCAATGACAATGAGCTTGTGCCGCTTGCCAAGACTATGCAGGCTGCGGCTAGCTTCATCGAAGTGATCGATAGCCGCATTCAAGCTCGAGTCATCGGCGACGGCATGTCAATCGCTGGCGCCATGCGCAAGCCAATCGCCAAGCATCGCTTCTGGCATGACGAAACTGTAGCGGCTGACCTTGCATTTGCCACGTACGGGCTTAAGGCGTTCAAGCTGCAATCGCCTGCGGCGCTGGAAAAGCTCGGCGAGGAAGGCCAAGCGCTCGTTGCTGTTGCCAGCACAAAGCCAGAGCCGGCGTTCAAGGCAGCTTACTGAACGGAGTACGATCTTGACACGCATATTCGACACAACGCGCGAGCGCCGTACGGCTGCCGAAACTGATGCACGGCGCTCGCGGAGGGCAAAGATCGACCGCGTGCGCGTCCGGCTGAATGAGATCACGGCTGGCAGTGTCACGGATAGTCAATTGAAGAATGTCATGAAGGCAATCGTTGACATCATGGCGGACGACGGGGGAGACGAATGAGCAAAGTAAACGAGGAACGGGATGGACACCCACCTATGAAAAAAGGTGATATAGTTGGGCTGTACGGTCGTATGCCCGTAGAGTTCCAGAAACTCGTTCGTAAAATTCAGGATGCGCACAACTACGATTATGCGGCTATGGAGTTACTAGACGCTTTCAGGATCGAATGGCGTGATTACGACGGCTCAACAAACATACCCAAAGACGCCACGGAAGAAGTTACAGTCACGGCGTACTCGGACTATGTAACACTCCAGGTGCACAAGCCAGCGTATGCAGAGATAGTTGCTAAATTGCGTGTTGCTGGTCGTAACGACGTGTTTGACAGCGACGGCAGTCTTTCGTTAATTAAAGTGCTTGATGCGTTTACGGAGGCGACGAATGAGCGATATTAGCGAAACGCTAACGGAGCGTCATGCCGTGCACGGCGCTTTCGTTGATCAGGCGGAAATCTCACAAGCGCTATCTGATGTTATGCGCCGCGCGACGAACTACAAGAGCTTGACACCACATCAGCGCGAAGCCTTGGAAATGATTCAACACAAGATCGCGCGCATTCTCGAAGGCGATCGCAATCACATGGATCATTGGCACGATATCGCGGGCTATGCGACGCTTGTCGAGCGCCACTTGCGTCAAGAGCGCGAGCGGCTGACAGCGCAGGCGTCAAAAAGCATTCTGGTTAGCAATGACTGATATCGATATCGTCATCAAGTCACGGCGGCTGTGGGCAAGCGCGCATGGCAATACCGACTATGGCTTGGATTGGATACGGAAACGTCGGATCGAAATCTTCGATCCGCGTTTTCTTGACGTGCATTTGGGGGCTATTCGGAAAGCCGGCCTTCGTGTAATGGTTTACGAATACATACCGGAACGCAGACGATGAACGGCGCAGAATTTAACGAAGGCGTGCTTGCCTACAGAATCAGAAAAGACAGAGGCTGTAACCCCTACAAGGGGCTGACAGCCTATGCAAATGGATGGTACTCGCACCCTCATCGAGAAGCGAAAGCTGAAGCATGGGATGAAGGCTATGAACGTGCGAGTGAACGCGATAGACGGGAAAACGGGCGATGAATATCAAGGAATTCGCCGCACTGAAGATTGGCGACCGCATTGCGAACCCCATGGCCGCTACGGCCGGCAACGTCACGGATACGGACGGCGGCGGTGTGACCGTACGCTGGGACGGTAGCGAGCTGACGCGCTACTATGGCGCCGTGACAACGGCTTGGACACACTGGACTAAGGCCGATTGAACGTCGGTCGCAATTGTGCTACGAATCAGTTTCCTAGGCAGCCGGCAGCCGCAAGATTGCCTATGTCGCCGGAGACGTAGTCAAGATTGTGCGCGTTGGCGCTGATCAGTATGGCATCCGGGAAATTTTGATCATTGGCACCATGGACAAGGATGGCCAGTACCAGGGCGTCAAGCCTCTAAAGCAGTGGGCCGCAATCAAGCTTCCAGGGGAACCGATTTAAACCGCGCCCGGCGGCTCCGGGCAAACCAAGAAGGACGAAAACCCATGACATCTCACAACCGTTCGCCTCACAACAGAACCAAGACCAAGCGATATGCAAAGCGCGTCGATGCCAAGTTACGCCACGGCGACAAGCGCGGGGCGCGGCATCTGCTCCGGAAACTTGAGCGTCATATCGGCCGCAGTTGAGTTTTCGAATTCTCGCGGCGGCAAAGCCTGCCGGTCGCGTGGCAGATGCCGGGGTTGTCGCGTCATAACCTCCGGCCCGCGAGAAGCTCTCGCAGCGAGATATGAATTTCAAGGGGCGGTCGGATTGAGTGTCCGCGCCGACTGTGCTACGAATCAGCTCCCTAGATGAGCGGGGGCTGGCACAATGGCGGACGACGGTAGCGGGCAATTCGGCAGCGGATTGAACTTCAGTGGCGACCAGCAACCGCCGGCGCCCCCGCAAAGTAGTGACCAGCAGCCGCAAAGTGGCGGTTTTGGGGGCTCGTTCCTCGGCCCACACGGCAGTCTTTTCGGCCCGCGCTACGATCCTGCACCTTCCGGCTCATCACCGCTCGATGCCGCTGAGAATCAGCTGCGCCAACAAAGTCAGCGGGCACAGTGGATCGCTACCAATCCATGGGCGCAAATATTCGGCGGTGCTGACGAGGCGCGGCAGGCTATCCCCCAAATTGCGGAAAAATGGCTTGCCATTCAGCAACAAAAACAGCATCAAATTGACATACAGCAACGTGCCGTAAATCAGGGATTGCGCAATCCCGGACAGTTCGGTGCAGCGGCTACCGACGATACCCTCGCTAACGAGCAACTGCGGCAGTGGAAAGAGGAAGGCAGCTACAACGCCTATCTCGCTTTACAAGGCACGTCGCCCGAATGGGCGGCGCGAGCGAACTTGTACGCGCCGGAAGCGATTGGGCAATTGCAACAGCATATCGGCGCCGTGCAGAAGGGGCTTACTGCGCTGAACGCCGCGGCGCAGAGTCGTGACCAACAGGCGTACGATTCCGTACGCAACGGCCTCAACGATCAAGATTGGGGCTCCATTGGCCTTAAGCCCGGCCAAGTGCCGCAAAAGGTCGATGATTGGAAACGCAGCGGCGCAGCGATCACAGCAAAGTACAACAACGCTGATCGCATGGTGAGCAACTTTTTCGTACGGCAAAACCAACTTGGACAGGCTGTGCCGATCACGGATGAAAAGGTCGCCGGTCGCATCGAAGGCAGCTATCAGTTCAGCAACAGCGAACAGATACCCGGCTTCAAAGCCGTGACGTTGCCCGGCTATGGCGATCAGCAAGGTACGATGGGGCCGCCCGGTTCGAAGGATATTAACAATTTCGGCAAAACGTGGAACATTGCGTCGCCTGATCAGATCAAGACCGTTACCGGACAGCTTGGCACTGAAGAGGTCAAGGGCTTGCTTAGCAAGTACAAGGCAAGTCGAGATTTTGAAGCCGCTGCGAACAACCCAGACATGTACAAGTCCGCTGCGGGCATAGCGGACTTGTACGATACGGTTGGCGGAGTCGTGCGTGACGTTGTGGAAGGTACAAAGGCTGCGGGCAATGTCGGCCTAACAAGACAATTTGAAGCAAGATACGGCACTATTGATAAGGCGCGCAATGCGATTGCAAATGAATGGGCGGCGCTTAAGGAGTGGAACGGAAAGCCGTCGTCAGAGCGTTTAGCGCCGCCTTCGATTGAAGGCATCAAGATGATCGCTCGATTTCAGCATCAACAAATGATGCAAGAGGCGAGCGAGCGTCTTAATCAGCCGTTTAAGACCGCCGGCCGCTACGGCATGAATTTGGAAGATTTGGGGCTTTCAAAAGAATTGACCGGCGATCCGCAATTGCTGGCAACATATAACAGCGCCGTTGCTGGCAGCAAACGTGAAATTGCTGGTTATCCGATGGTTGCGATCGGCGACCGGCGTGTCAATCTCCCCACGGGTAGTAGAATTCCGGGCGCGACCACTGCCGCACCTATACAGGAATCCGGCGATACGCCTTACGGACGCGATCACCTTGCCGCCGGAAGCGCCTCTGGGCCTGCGGGTGGCGGGGGCAATGTGGTTGCGCCATCGGTTATCGGCGCATGGCGTGGCCAAGGCATGTCGGATAACGGTATCGCCGGCATAATGCACAACATTCGCGAAGAATCGAATTTTGATCCCGGTCTGCGTCATCCAGACCAGCCGCGTTGGGGTGGTGAGGCGCATTTCGCACATGGGCTTTATCAAGAGGGCGGCGCAGAATGGAACAACTACACACAGTGGCTTGGACAGAATGCGCCCGGTAAGGATTGGCGCGATCCTGCGTTGCAAAGTCAGTTCGCCGCACAGAATTTGAAAAACAACTATCCGGCGACATGGCAGCGCATGAACACCGCGGCAACGCCCGAAGATGCGGCAAGGATATACGCGCGCGAATATCTTAAGCCGTCCACGCCTAATCTTCAAAATCGACTTGATGGCATTCGCAAAAACGGCGTTGCGTCGCTTGAAAGTTACGGAACAGGAACGGCGCCCAGCGGTGGTCTTCCTGCGTTGCCTAAGCCGACAGCGCCGTCGCTATTCCAACGTTTGATGTCCGGGAATGTACCTGGAGGACGTGCAACGACAGAAGCAGCGCGGCAGGACGTTCGCGAGGAAGGTCCGGCGATTGGCTCAACCTTGGGTGCTATCGGAGGTGCGGTTGGTGGTCCGCCGGGTATGGCAGCAGGCGGACTTGCGGGCGGAGTCGTCGGCCAAGGGGCGAAAGATTTTCTCAACCGAAACACTCCTCAGCCTCTTGAATACCTGAAACAAGGCGGCCTTGGCCTTACTCAGGCCATTGCACCCGAAGGGCGGCCCATCGTTGGCGCGCTCGCTCGTGCGGCCGGCGCCGGCGTTGTCGAAGGCGGCACCAAGGCTGTCGAGGGCGGCGACGCGGACAGTATCGCCGGAGCTGCAATCACTGGCGCGGGGAGCTCGGCAGTGGGCTCTGCAGCCGGCGAGGCGACTGGGGTACTCGGTCGGTTTGTAGGCTTTCTCGGTCGCGAGGCGCACCAATTCGTGTCGCGGTTCACGAAACCAGAACAGCAGAAGCTCTTCGACCAAGGGGCAAAGCTTACGGATGCGAATAAGGTGCTTAAAGAGCAAGAGCCCAAACTGCCCGCCACTGCTCAGGGCGCGGCGCTGGACAATCCGAAATACGTACAGGCTGAAAAAGACGCAGCCGACGCTACTGCGGAACTCAAAGCCGGCGGCCATAAGCCGGACGACATCGCTTACGCCGTTGACCGGGCGCGCGAAGGTGCGACAATTGCCGAGGCGCAAATCGGACGGCCACTTGCCGCCGAAAAGGCGGCTGCAGTTCAGGAGTACCAAGCAAAACGGAGAGAGTTAGAAACGGCGGCGGCCCGCGCGGCACAGATTGAGAGAGCCGGCGCGCCTACGTACGGCAAGGGCACGAATAGCATGCCGATTCGCGACGCGACGGGCAAGCAAGTTGGTGATCTGGATTTTTCGGAGCGCGATGACGCTATCAGGGTTACTTATCCACATATTGATCCTGCGTCGCAGAAACAAGGTTTGGCAGTCACAGCGTACAGTAAGCTTGCCGACTACGGATTGTCACAAGGCAAGCCGCTGATTAGCGATACCGCAGTGACGGACGCGGCATCGAACGTGTACGGGGCGCTAGAACGGCGCGGATACACTGTTGAGCGCAATCCGAACACCCGCCCCGGATTTGGTGGCGTGACGCACTCAACAGATGGACAGCCCGTCTATAAGATAACCGCGTCACCGGGCAGTGGCAGGGCAATTCCAGATGGCCCTGTGTCGTTAATCAACACAGCGGATAATCCTAAAGGAACAATCACTTCCGCATACGAGCCGGAAGCAACAACCGCGCAGCGGTATGCTGACCAACCCGCGGCTAATCCCGCGGCACGCTGGGCCAATGTCGAAAAAGCACAGTCTTTGCTGTTAGGCTGGGAACGCAATGCGTATAAAGCAAACGACCCGGATAGAGCGGAAGTCATGCGGACGATGGCGACCAGTCTGCGCGGCGAACAAAGGCGCATTGCATCTTCGTTGTTACCAGAGAGTCGCGTCGATCCGTTCATGGACGAACTACACGCAACGGACAAACGCTATGCGACTGTTATGCAGCTCAGCGATGGCATCAAACAAAGCAAACTGAGCACCTTGCTATCCAAGAATACGCCGGAAAGCCGAGAATTCGAGCGCAATTTCCGACAGATTGCGGCAGGCGATCCAACTGCGATTGCGGCATTGAATGCCGTGAAAGCGGATGCGCGGCACTCACTCGGTCAGGAAGGAAAAATACTGGGATTACTGGGAGCAGCCGACTTGTCTACTGTTTTGGCCGGCAATCCTTTAGCCGGCGCGACGACTGGAATTGTCGCTGCGAAGCGCTTCTATGACTACGGCGCTGACTATTTACGCGCGCGGATGCTCGGCAGGAAGGTAAAATTTGCCGATTTCTTCGCCAACGAAGCGGCACAGAATTCGCCGCTACCGGGCGCGATCGGCGCGCAGATCGGTGTAAGAGCGATGACACAGGCAATATCGGGAGAGGCTACGCCATGACAGTTACTCAACTCGCTTTGATGCTTTGCGTCCTCGCGAACAACATAGGACTGGCGACGCCAACAGCGCAGCAAGCAGTGTGCGCAGCGCAGCCAGAGCAGTTCAGGGCTGCGTACTTACGGCAGGCAAAGTTCATCCTATCGGCGCAGCCATGACCAACAAACAAGCTGTTATCCTCGCCGCATGGATCACTTTCTTTGCTGCCGGAACCGCCTCAGCTGGCGATCTAGGCCGGCAATGGGCGCAAGCCAACGGGTTAAGCAATACGGAAAAGCAGTGGTTCAGAGATCAGCTTGTACCCGGTGGTGCTGCTAGAGGCGCTTCTTGCTGTAGCGACGCGGATGGTACGTACGCCGAGGAAGAAATCCGCAACGGCCGTTATTGGACCAGGTTCCAGTACAAGAAATGGGACGCAACGATCAGCAACTATGTCGATGTGTCGAGCGATTGGATGGAGGTGCCACCGGAGGTCGTATTATCGACGAACCATCATGGGGCACCCGTAGTTTGGTGGTGGATTCCGGGCGGCAAGTTGGTGATCAGATGCTATGCGCCCGGTAGCGGAGCCTAGTGCCATGACAGTCACCCAAATCGCTTTGATGGAGAAGCAGGAGGAAGACACGATGGAAGAGCAGTTGATTGCTACGGTGCGGCTGCCATGGGGGGAAATGGTTGAGGTATGGGTGCGGACGGGCACAAACGAGCCCTTTCTGAAACGACGGCCAGCGCCATGAACACCGCGCGAGGTTAAAATGAGCAATCTGGGTGACGAACCGGCGCCCATCAATTCATGGATTGAACTGGTAGAGCGGCTAGATCGTTATGCTAAGGCTGCTAGTACCTTTGGCGGCATGAACGATCTGGACCGTGCTCTGTACATAGCAATTGAAGGTATCAATCTTTTAATAGAAAGAGTACCGGGGTGCGACTTTATAGCAGGTCCGCCAAAGGTCCCAAAGCCTACGCTAACAGTAATAAAGTAAGGCAATGTTCGGGCCGTGGACAACCCAACCCAAAACGCCGCGTGAGCTGATGCTGCAGCGGTTGCGTGATGGCGTGCCGCCGGAATTGGCGACACGCGCGGCGGGCATCACGATGGAATCGCTCAAGGACGACCGCGAAGTGGACATGGCGCTCGCGGAAGGCGAAATCCTGCTATTCGAGCGCGCACGCGATAGCGGGGTTACTGGCGTCGTACGGGCCGCCATGCGCCGCGAAGCTAAATCGTGGATGCCAAAGGCCGAGGTTGAGATCGGGCTGACGCTGGAGGACTATTTGAAGGACTGACGTGCGGACAGTGTTTGCAGCGAATGCAATCTTCTGCCAGCACCGGAAAACCTTCGCAGAACATCAGTTCATGGCGCCCCGACATGCAGCGTACGGTCTGCATAATGTTCATTGTGGCGCTCGTTTTAAAAATCCCGGAATGTCATCAGCATCTATCTGACCGGGGTACAGCCCTGTCACCGGGTCTTTAATCAGTTCCGGACGTACGGGCTTCGGTGGCACATCCCAAGGCGCGCGTGCGGGTTCCGGCGGTACGTCCCAAGGCATGTTCATTGCGAGGGCTCCGAATCATCGCGTACGTCCACGCGCAACTCATCGCACAGTTTCGGTGCGTTCCAGGCAAGAAGCGAAAGCAACAGAATGCTCGGCACGGTCATTGCGCACGCGCCAAGTAAAAAAGCCAGCCAGTTTGTCATCGTCTCTACTCCTCTGTGTACGTACGCATGGTGTTAGCATAACGTATGACACTTTGCAATCCACTAAATGTCATACGGGTAATTTGACGTATGACAAGTTTATTTGCTACGCCTGATTCGACGCTGATTCGTCTCTAGGGGCTCTGGGAGGGCCGAGCAATGGTGCAGATCGTTAACCAACCCATCCTTGGTGGTGGTTTCAAACATTACAGCGGTCTTTTGCCGACCACGCCCGGCGACGGCGGCCCGCAGGCGCAAGCATCCGTTCGGCCTTTTCACATCGCGGCGACCAACGCCTTGGCGATATTCCGCGGCGACATTGTCGTGATCAATTCCGCTACGATCGGTGTGCAGGGCGCGGGTGACCTGCTTCCGAATATCGGCGCGCCCGGCGGTCTTGTCGTCGGCAACGGCGGCGGTTCATTGCTCGGCAACGGATCGATGGCGGCCAACATTTCGCGATGGGTGCCTGGGGACACGACCAGCGTTATTGCCGGCATCGTGGTCGGCTGGGGACCGATTTCGCTGTACATGGCCAAGAATGGATGGCAATACACTCCGGCCAGCACGGAAGCGTGGGCATTCGTCGAAACTGATCCGCAAGTGTACATGGCGGCTACCATGCCGACAGTTCCCGCGGGCGGCGGCGCGGGTGCTACCTTCAACTTAGATTTGGACCTCGGTGTCGATGTGAAAGCCAATGCAGGCTTCCAATCCACACGGTTCGGCATTTCAGGGCTTTCGCTGGACCCGGCGTCGCTCGCCACCACAGCGACCTTGCCGCTGCGCATCATCAATTCGGGCGAACAAATCGGCAATGATGTGACACAGCCCGGTTTTGTCTGCCAAGTCATGTTCAACCAGGCGCGTCACTGGCGCGGCGGCGCAGGCTTCACTGCCGACTAATTCGGCTCGAGTCACAGGGAGCAACTCACAATGTTGGACTACGCAAAAAGCTGGGCGCGTCGCCTCGCGATCAACACACTTGCGGCTCTCGCGCTCGTCACCGCAGCGCATGCGCAGACTTCGGACAAGCAGCCGCGGTTTGACCAGAATCAGCAATGGATCGACCTCGGCAATGGTCCGGTCGAAATACTGGTCACCGAGGGCTCTGGCGAGCTGTACACGTCGGGCGGCGGTGGCATCGGTACGTCGGCCGGAACCACAGCGCTGACACTGGCGACAACGCCGAATGCAGCCAACACTCCGCTCGTAGGCGCATTCATCACTTGCGCCGCGTCGAACGTAATCACGCCCTGCACCATTCCGGCGGGAACTACGATCACGGCCTTCAACGGAACCACAGGCATCACTACATCGGTTGCCACGACCGTCACGGCCGCGAATCTCGTGTGGGGCTCTGCGTGCCCTGCCTCCACGGCAGCGAACGTTCCGGGCGTACCGCCGGGGACCGTCCCGACGCTCGGGCCAGCGCTTAACTTGCGCGGGGTTGGTGGATCGACCGGGCCACACTCAGCGCTCCCTATCTACTCAACCGCCCGTATGTGCATGTACGGAGGGCTGCAAGCCGGCATCCTGTTCTTGACGTTCCCGATCGGCGCTTGGTAACCGCCATGAATATCAAAGCGGCACTCGTTTCTCTGCTCTGCCTGTTGGCAAGCATCGCGTACGGCCAAGTCGCGCCTCCACTGGCGCCCTACGCACCACCGCTCGGCGCTAGTGCGCAGTCTTTCACGTGCACCACAAACGGAACCGCGACAACTTGTCCTGGCTCGGGTTTCTTCACTTGCGTCCCGAGTGGCAATAATTCGCTCTGTACGGTTCCTTCGACCTCAATCGGTAAAATCGATTTCACCGGCTGCGGCGGCGGTGGCGGCGGGGGTGGGGGGCAAGCGTCTGCGAACACGGCCGGCGGCGGTGGCGGCGGGGCTGCAGGTTGCATGGCTCCGTTCCCGATGATTGTCGCTCCAGCCGTCCAGCTGACGATTTTTGTTGGTCCTGGGGGGCAAGGCGGCGCGGCGGGGGCCAACGGTACCGGAGGGCAAAGCGCAAGTTTCAGCACCACGATTGCCTGTTCCGCGGGCGTCCAATGCGTGCCCTTTGGGGCTACGGGCGCGATGGCTGGCGGTTCATTTGGGTCGGCGGGTGCCGCGGGTACGGGCGGCGCAGGCGGCAATGGTGCTGGCCTTGGCGGTACTGCGGGCGGCGCGGGTGGCGCCGCGGGCCAAAATGTTACGGCTTCACGTGGCCCCTATGCGGACCCTGGCTCGGGCGGCGGTGGCGGCGGTGCCACAGCAGGAAGCCCCGGCGCTGGCGGGTCCAACGTCTTATTTGTTGGCGGCGTGGGCACGGCCAGCAACGGTGCGGGCGGCGGGGGCGGTTCCTCGCTCTACGGAGTGGGCGGCACCGGACCCGCGGCCGGTTCGGCAGCGGCCAACGCGACACAGTGTGGCGCTGGCGGCGGTGGCGGGGGCTCGAATGCGGCCGGCGGGAATGGCGGCGCGGGTTGCCTGACGATAAACGGTGTGTGGTAAGCGCACACCATAGCGAAGGTTTGGAAACATGGCCGGCGTTGACTCTGCAAACCTGTTTCCAAACAGCTTCATGGCCAAGGCTGTGAAGCAAGGCGAGTCGCGGATGGTTTCCGATGACTACCCGTCACGCATTCAGCTTCCTTCGCAAGAGAATGTCAGCATTGCAGTTGCGACAGGTTTGACCGTCCCAAGCGGTGCCACGTCGCCACCCGGCACGACAGTAAACAATCCGCCTACGTACGCCGTTATCACGGCGATCGGCGGTCCGCTTTACGTCACCTATGACGGGTCCACGCCAAGTTCCGTGAACTACGCCATCTCGCTTGCGGCCGGCGCGTCGCTGCCTGTTCAGGGCGCGCAGGCGATTGCGGCGATCAAGGTGCAAGGGACGACCATGTCCGTCAGCTATTGGAGCTAGTGACGTGAACAGCCCTGCGGACATGCATCACGTCATTCGCCGCTTGGAAATGATTGAAACGGACGCGCGACGGCGCGAGGAAACGCAGCAGCAGCGCCACGAAGAAAACGCGGCACGCCTGTACAGGATCGAAAGAGAGACGACAGAGCGGTTTGCGAAAATCGAAAAGATACTGACACAGGCAGCTATCTATTTTAATCTGGGCCGCTGGACCATGAATTTTCTGATGGTAATAGGCGGCGGCGTGGCTGTTGCGCTGGTAGCAAAATGGATGGGAACAAAGCCATGAAAGTCGTGGGACAGCCTGGCAAGTACGGTGGCACGATCAAAGCAACTAAGTACGCGCGCTACCCCGAAAAGCTCATGGCGAAGAATGTCGAGCGGCGATCGCGCCTCAACGACAAGCTGCGCTTCCCGATCAATCCGCACACAGGCAAGGCTCGCAAATGAAAACCAAGCTAGTGCCGGCCCGCGAACGAAAGTATGATGGGCCGATTCGGAAGACCATGCTTTCGCGCTATGCGTTGCCGGCATCCGCAGCGGATAGCAAGATCATGCGCGTTGCGCAGCCGCAGGACAAGTTGCCGGGCGGCTTGTGCGAACGTAGCAACAAAAGGGGAATGTAAATGGCGCGTTTTTGCGGTCACAAAACGGGCTTCAACCCCGGTGGCGAGAACGACATGACGCCGAATTTGATGGGGCCGCCGACAACCAAATTTGGCGGCCGTCCTGCCGTGCCTGCGGGGCCGCTGAAGCGCTTTCCTGGGGGCGCCGCCGATATCAGCACCGGCAATCGCAGGCTCGCCAAAACGAACCTATCCGATGGCGGGGGCCTGAACGACGGCGTGACCTACCACGGCAACACGGCCTTCGGCGGCCGGAAGACTGGCTTGGACGGCAAGCGCACCGCGGCAGGCATGGGTGGCAAGCCATCGAAGTCCATGGCGTACAACAAGAAGTAGCCCGCATGCCGCGCCGGTACGAAGCGATCAAGCGGGAACTACGCGCCGGGCATCCTAAGATGCCTGACAAGCTGCTGAAGAAACACGCGGCCATGATCTTCAACGGCACGCGCAAAGAGGGCGAAAAGCCGGTCACGCGCAAGTCCAAGTAGCAGCGAGGGCGGCAGTGTTCGGGCAGCAATCTCAAGTGCCCATCGTGGCGCAGTTGAGAGTAGCCGCGGATCGATTCGAATCTATGCGGGTTTTGATTGCGGAGGGGAGGCGGATGGCCCTTAAGGACAAAGCGGATATCCTAGCGGCGCGTATGGGCAAAGTTCCGGCGGCGCTGCACACGCGAATGGACGGCATCATGGCGCGCTTTGACGCGTTGGAGGTCCATGGCGACAACACCTTTTCTGCAATTGAAGCGATCGTTGCTGACGCTGAAAGCAGCGTTCAGACCGCCGAAGCGGCAATGGCTACACTGAGCAATCAGAAATGACGTTCTATCGACAGGGCGGCGGCACGAAGGCGATCAATCGTCAATACGATTGCTGCTACGCCGATACGATCGGGCAAGCGACTGGCTGGCTGCCTGTCAACACGGGCGACAACATTTCGATCAATATCGCTCGCGCCTCGATTGCCTTCAGTTCTGCGCAAACGAGCGCAGTCACCATGTCGCCGATCGCCCCGGAAGCGTCCGTGCTCATGGAAATGCGGGCGTCGGGAGCTGAACAGGTAGCCGGCGGCAATGCGTGGCCCATCGATCAGTGGCAAAATATGGTCGTTGCCACGTCCAGGCGTGCACACCGCGCCGGATGGGTGCGGCTTCGCATCCTGAACATCAATAACGGCGACGGGACTGGCATCAACATGGCAATGCAGGTCACACGTTCCGAGGACGTGGGAGCGCAGATGTGAGGCCATGGCAGGCATCGACAACGGCACATCGCAAGGCGGGATATACTTCCAAGCCAAGCAATTTGGCTCGATCCTGCGCGGCAACGGGCCGCCCGTGCCGCAAGCCGGGCTCGTCGGCGATCTTTACTTAGACGTATCTGCGTGGAACCTGTACACAAAGCGCTCTACCGAGGCCGGGAGCGATGTGGACCCGTGGGGCCATTTTCTTTTCAACGTTCCGGCCACATACCGAAATCAGCTTAAATGGTTCAGTACGTCGGCGCCTGACGACAGTGTGGGCGTCACAGGCGACTATTGCCTGGCATGGGCGGGTTTCGGCAACTACGGCCTCCAGCCTGCCATGTACGGGCCGAAAACTGCTTTCGGTGTGTGGGCGGAAAATGGCAACGGTCCAAACACGTCCATATCAATTACGGGTGCGGGCTTTGTGCTTCCGATCGGACTTGCAGGCGAAGGTGCGCCAATTGCGTTTAGCAGTTCGACGCAACTGATCGTGATCGGCATTGTGGACGAATACGTGCAGCCGACGCCTGTGGGCATTGCGGCCGGAATGCCGATTTTGCAGATCGGTATTCAGAGCAACCCGGCAAATGTTGCGGTAACACTGAATGCGTTGTACACAGCAGAAGACGGACACGCAATATGAGCGGTTTCGACAACGGCACAATGCAGGGTGGTATCTATTTCCAGGCCAAGCAGTTCGGCTCGATTGCGCGTGGCAATGGGCCGCCCGTGCCTCAGGCGGGCACTGTTGGCGACCTGTACATCGATGTGCAGGCCTGGAACATATACAGCAAGCGGTCAACGGACGCAGGCGGTGACGTAGACCCGTGGGGCCACTTTCTCTTTGCCGTGCCACTGACCTACCAGCCGGCATTGAAATGGTTCGGCACGTCCGCGCCTACAGCCGACATTGGCGTGAACGGCGACTACTTTCTGTTGTGGGCGGGTTTCGGCAATTACGGTCTCAACCCTGTTTCGATCTACGGGCCGAAGGCGGCGGGCGCGTGGCCCGCGAATCCTGCAAGCGTAGGCGTCACGCTGAACACGCTGTATACAGCCGAGGATTCGCACGCAATATAGGGGTTCTCAATGTCTTACTCGGCCACAACAGACTTTCTTGCGTTGCTTCGCAATGTTGGCGGCGTAGAGCGCTTGGGGAGCATTCCGGGCCTTGACTGGTTTGTGGAAGCACTCGCGCGAGCGGGGTTCATCAACCTTTTTGTTGGGCAGTCGGCACCGATTGCGAATCAGGCCTCAACAGCTTGGTTCCAGCCCGCAGTACCATCGTGGTCGGCCGAAGGGCAGTTGTTCCTGTGGAATGCCACCCTATCGGTTTACCAGCCTGCAACGCCTGCCCTGTGGCAGACGTATTTCCTGCCGCTGATATCCGGCTATGCGTTTCAAAGCGTCACAGCCGGCGCTGCGGCGATTATTGCGGGCACGTCGCTTGTTGCAGTCCAGCGCGTTTCGCCCACGGCAACCGCTCTCACGCTGCCAACACTCGCAAGTCAATTTGCGTCCGGCAAGAAACTTCAGATTGTGGACTTCTCGACAGCAGTGACGAATCACACCATTACGTTGTCCGTACCCGACAGTGCAACCATCATGCAACAAGCTACGTTCCAGCTGCTTTCGACGGCCGCACAGCTTTCGGGCGTCATGCTCCAGCCTTCCCCCGACCTCAACGCATGGGTTATCGCGCCATGAAGATGCTCCGATTCGTTTCTCTGCTTGTCGCGCTTCTTGCCGCCGCGCCTGCTGCGGCCCAATGGCAAACGCCGAATCACTCCACGCCGCTCGGGCGCGGTGTTGGCGTCATCGGCTTTGGTAGCGTCGGACCATGCGCCGCGGGCGTGCCGTTCGTAGGCGCTGGAGCTTCAGCCGATCCGACCTGTAGCGCAGTCAATCTCGGTACCGCGGGTATTACTGGCAACCTACCTGTAACCAACTTGAATAGCGGTACGAATGCCAGCTCGACGACGTTTTGGCGCGGAGATGGCACATGGGCGACGCCATACGCGTATGCGTCGGCCATGATGAATGGAACGCTTGTTCAGTCCCAAGTGGGTAATGCACAGACGTTTGCAGTCAAGACGTTGGCGGGTATCGATCCGGCAGCAAGCGACCCGGTAGTATTCCTGTTTCGTAACGTAACCGCCGCGACTGGCAACTATGTCATGCGTACGGTTACGACAGCACTCAACATCACGATTCCATCGGGCCAAGCGATAGGCTTTTCCAATGCCACCCCTGGCCGCATTTGGATTGGTGCACTCGACAATGCCGGAACGGTGGAACTGTTCGTCCTTAATGCGCTGACAGGCACAAGCATTTACCCATTGCAGGGCTGGGGCATCATCTCAACGTCGGCTGTTTCTGGCGCAAGCAGCTCTGGCGTTGCGTACAGCACTACAGCGCGCTCGAGTCTTGCATATGTCCCACTTGCTTATGCCACATGGGAAGCCGGCGGTACGCTTGCAACTGCCGGGACGTGGAATGCAGCACCGACGCGGTTAAGCCTGTACCAGCCGGGCTCTACACCGTTGCCGGGGCAGGAAATCCAGACGCAGGAGGCCTACACCGGAGCGGTCGCGACTGGCGCGACTGCATTTGCGATCGACGATACGATCCCGCCGAACACACGCGGCGCGCAGCTCATCTCGCAGGCGATCACGCCGATATCTTCGGCAGACGTACTGCGCGTGACCGGAATGCTGAATGTTTCCGATGGCAACGGCAGCGCGGCCACGATGGGCATGGCTCTTTTCCAGGATTCGACCGTCAATGCGCTGGCGTCGTGGCTCTTGTTCAGTACGGCAACGGGCGCGGCTATTGAGGCCCCCGTCGAGTGGTCGATGCTTTCCGGCACTCTATCTTCGACTACTTTCAAGGTGCGCGCTGGAGATGCTGCGGCATCTACGATCACGCTTAACGGTCAAAGCGGCGCGCGTAAGTTCGGCGGTTCGATCGGTAGCTATCTGCGTGTCAGGGAGATCATGGGTTGACAATGCGACTGCGCTGAACGTACACCAAGCTTGTAAACTCGAAAGGAAATCACCATGAAACGTGCATTGATTGCTCTAGCCGCCATGGCGTGTTTAGGAGCGGCCCATGCTGCCGACATGCCGGTGAAGACGAAAGCGTTCGCCGACCCGTTTGCCAAAGGCTATCCGTACACTGGTTGCGGTGCATACTACGGTATCGATACCGCGGGCGATGGCGGCAAGCTCAATGTAAGCAACGCGCCCGGAGCTGCTACGGTGCAGGGTGAAATCGGCGCCGTCCTCGGCTATAGTTGCGCAGCGAGCGCATCGACGTTCTGGTTCGTCGAATCAATGTTCAATTTCGCCAATCTCAATGGCCAAGCCGCTAGTTTGTCTCTTTCGGGGCCTGCGAGCTTTGAGCAGCGCGTAGCTTTCGGCGGCCCACTATCGACCATGTTGAATTTGTTCCCGACATTGAATCTGCCGCTGCCAACACTCCCGGTCTTACCGACTGGCGTTACCGTGACGACAACGCATCCATATCTGTTTGTTGGAGTTCACGAACAAGACATTTCGGCGACAGTCGGCCCGGCGAGCCACGGCGCTTGGGCGTTCTCCCCGGGCTTCGGTGTCGGAATGATCAATCAGCTTTCCAACAACGTGGCAGCCGACGTTTACACCGAAGCGCAGTTGCGGGAGAAGGCGATTTGCACCCTTGCCATAGCTTGTGCCAATCTTGGCACTACCTACCGCGTAGGGTTCTCGCTCAAGTACTGAATTTCAAGGGGCCAAGCATGCTGGTCAGGCGGCCTTCTCGATTAGCCTGACCAGCATTGCGGTTGCCGAAATATCTTTCGCCTTCGCGATTCGTTTCAGCTTCGCCAGCTCTGCCGGAGCAAGTCGGATATCCATCCGACACGTACGCACTAGTGGGCGGCCTTTCCGTACAGCCTTCGGCTTGGGCTTCTTGGCGGTTACGTTGCTCATGTGTGCTCCTGGCTGTACGTGTGCAAATCAGCATGTACACCGTACGGAGAGCGCATGTCAATCCACAGCCATGGAAACCGCACACGCGTCTAGCCGATCGGGTGACCGTACAGGTTTCAATTCTGCACGTACCTTCTCTTTCAGCGTCAAGAACAACCGCATTTTTTCATCGCGTCGGCAGCCGCCTGTACCCCACTTATACGCCGCACATTCTTCCTGTAGCATCTTATCGTTCGGTACAGAAACGTCGCCCTGCAGCCAGCGTTGAAGCCTATCGTGGAGTTCCGCGCGTCGATTGCCGTACAGCACGTCGTTAAGCGCACCCCACGCAAAGTTGACCGCCACCACCTTTTCGGGGCCGTAGCGGCGCATGCGGAGCCGTACAGCGTCCAGCAAACCTTTGCCCGTTCCGGTCACGTCGATCACAATCGCGTCCATACTAAATCGTTCGAACGTTTGCACAAGCCAATCCGCTTGCACGTTATAATCGCGGTTTGCTAATTCGCCCCACACCCGCGCGCCGATCGCAGAGCCTTGTCGGTCGCAAACGAAGCACTTGTCCTGTCCGTCGCCGGCCGGGTCCACGGCCAGAAGTTTTAATGCACCGGCCGATGGGGCAGGCTTGCGTATCATCGCGGCCCCGACAAGAGACGCTGGGAAAAAATCCAGTGTACTGTCGGTCATAAAGCATTCACTGTAGATCGCCGGATATTCTTGCCTCGTGAGCCGGTGAATCATCTCCGGCTGCCCGCCGTTCATGGCGGCAAGGGTATAATTCTTCGTCCAGAACCAGTATACTTGCTCGCGATCGAGCCCGTGGAATTTGGCGTAGTCCTCGAACTCCTTCGGTGCCTTCCATCCGGTCGGAACCTCCGTACGGTACTCCGGCATTACTGTCCAGGGCAGGAAATGCAGCCGCCACAGCCCGCCGCCCTGTTCATCGTGAGCTGTGCGGCACATGTCATAGAACATGCCCGACTGCCCGTTGCCCGTGCTTTCTATTGCGATTTCTGTATCGGGCAAGTCTTGTATGGTCTGCAAAAGACCTGCCGATAGGTCCTCTGTGTTGTCAAAAAATGCAGCCTCGGACATATGCAGCAGATGGAAATCATCGGAACGGCTGATATCGCCACCCTCTGCCGACGCTACTTTATACAGTGATTTTAGAACGTCAAAGATCAGCTCCCGCGCATTTGACGCGCCGAGGCGTGGCCGTACGGATGCCGGCAGTCCTTCATAGAACTGCTTTATTTCGCGATGCAGGTTCGTAGCGCTATCCGAACGGTGCGCCACAACTTGGGCTCGCCTGCCCCACTCTGTCGCCGTGCGATGAAAGTAGCGACCGCCGATGTACGTACTGACGCCCATCCGCCGGGCTTTAGGGATGAGCGCGCGCACTAATCCAAATCGGGCGCGCTCCCGCTCTATGCTGGCATGCAGAACACGCTGCGCCGCATTCAGAATGAAAGGTATGCGTTCACCGCCGTTCCGCGGCCGTACGCGCAAAAACTTTTCACGGTATTTGTCGAAATCAAGCAGTTTAGCCCGTACAGTTGCTTTATCGAGCTGTACGGGTTCCCACGGCGGTCTGACCGTCTCCCAAGGCGGATTGATGTTCATCCGGTATCATGGTTTCGCGTCGGGAGAAGGGGCGATTTTCTTATTCCGCCAATAATCGGCGGCAGCTTTTTCCGCAGCGAGCGCTGCGGCGTGGCCCTGCTTTTGCCACCAAGACGCAAAGATGCCGGTGAAGATGGCGCACGCACCGACGAAACCACTGACTCCATCGGAGTTGAGATAGCCGTGTGCGACCAGCCAGCCGCCCGCAGTTGTCGCACCATGGCGCAGAGCCATACCGCCGATCGTAGTCCAGTCCATGATTCAAGTCTCCAGTGCTTTGACATAAAGGCCGATATGATGCAGCGCAAACGGCCCCCACTTATTCACAAGATCACCATCCGGCGCAGCACTTGCGTCAGTGAGCGGAGTCGGGTGCACGTAGTTCTCGGGGGGCACAGAAAACGGAACATCA